CTTCCTGAACCAACTTCAAAAAAGCTTCTTCGAAATTGTCTACAAGAAGTTGAAACACTTTGTATTTTCTTTGGAATACGTCGTCAGCGTTTCGATTGATACCGAATTCGATCCATTGCGTTCGACGCCCGTTTGCTGTGTAGGCAAAAGCGCCGGGTAGGGGGTACCCGACAAAAGCTGCTTTGTTCATTGTCAAAAAGACAAAACGCTTTCGGTTTGACTCCGAAAGCGTTGGTTTTTTTCTTTTTGCCCAATCAAGAAGACGCGCTTCAGCCGCCGCACTTAGATCAACTTTCGCCGGGTCGACCCCTGTGTCCAAATCTAAAAGATATTGTTCACCTTCGATTCCTACGACTAATTTATCATTGCTGCTTTGCACAACCTTTTTTATCAAACTGTTGATTCCGCGTCCTGTGTCGACATGCCCTTGATCTTCCAGTTCTGTTCGTCCTGTGTCGATCAGGTCTTCAACCCCCCGCAAAACAACGTCGACAAATTCTTGGAATGTTACTATGGGCATGACTCACAATTTTGAACCGCGACCCTATTTATTTGGACAGGGTCGTAAATGTTGGCACCTTCAAAGACTTCACAAAGACGAACGTTTAATGTCGTCATGTACCCCCGCGCCCCATTGATCGAACCGTCTGAAAAAGGCTTCATCTGAATTTTAGTTGGTTGAATGTAGCTTCCAAGCTGACCACCTATTCGCCTAAAGTCTTCGATTTCTTCGCGATCTTTCATCGCTTGCGCTTCAGCTACAGTCAGCCAAACTTTTTCTTCAGAGGGAAGAAGCTGAATGATTTCGTTCTTGATCAGATTTTCGATGAATCCTTTAAGCCAATATTTCGCGGTACTGTACGCGCTATGGGGACTAATTACTTCAGGGGGACAACCGTCGCAACCGTTTTTATCAAGCGACAGGACGACGACTTCGTCTGATTCTGTCCCGTTGCTGATGTTCCAATCAATCGACCTTTGTTCCAACATGATCAGGGGAAAAGCGCCGCGCATGTTTGAAGGATCAGCCCCCGCCGCTTCCCATGTTCGCGAATAAAAATGTCCCTGAACATAATCTGAATAATTCGCTCCAAAAGCCTGACTGATCAAATCGGGATCACTGTCGATCAATCCGACCAATGTGTCGACCCTTCGTGGGATTCCTTGCGAATTCATGTTGGGGTGATCCCCCATGTTTGCGACTGCTTTTCGACAAAGTCTTGAAAAATCAGCCCTTGTAAGAACTACCATTGAATGAAAGTTTGATTGTTAAATTCGGGCATTCTTCAGAGCGCCCCGAAAGACAAAGTTTTCAAAATCCGACTTCCAAATTTGTTCCCAGCTTTGCCCGTCCTGAACTTCGCGATCTATTGTCAAATACCACCCCATTAAATGAAACGCCGCTTTTGCCGCTTTGCGCCTTTCTTTTGCTTGATCGCTTTGATCTTGTACGTCGTTTGATCCCGGCGATCCTTCGAAGAAAAACTTGTATCTAGGGTTATCTTTGATGCTATGAATGAATTGATCAAAAAAAAACGAAGGGTCAAAATCTGTTCAGCTGTGACGTGTGGTTCGAATACTTTACAGCGACGATCCAAAAAATCTTCAAGTTCCTTTTTGTTCCAAGGAAGTTCTTCGCCGGGTTTTCGAAGGATCGTCGCGATCTGTCGAAGCCCCATTGAAAAATCCATGTTTCCCAGCGAAACACGCTTCAGCTTCACAGCTTCACGCCCTACACGCATAAATTCAAGAATTTCGATCGCTTCGCCAACGGACAAAGAATCGAACCCAAAAAGGGAAGCCGCCCGACTTTTGTCAATTTGGAACACAGCGCCGCCGATCTTGATCCTGAAGACGTTTTGCAGGTTGACGGGAACGAATCTGTCGATCACTGTGATTAAATGCGCGTACAGCTTCAGGATCGTTACTTCTTCGCCGATCTTCAACATGTAGCCTTCGTCGATCAACTTGTATTCTTCTTCGCCGATCGAAAACTTCAGCGACTTAACACCTTCGCCGCAAATGATCCCGACAGCTTCTACAAGTGCGATCGTCGCTTCCCTGATGTCAGGCTTTGGGGTTCCTTCTTCGTCTGTATTGCCCCCAGCCGCTTCGAAGTATTCGTTTTCTTTGATCTTGAAGTCTGACCAAGTCGACCACAGTACTTCGCTTGCGTGAAAAGGGATGTCAAGTTCAGCCCCATTATCTAAAATAGCTTTCATTCCTTCCGATTTTTATTGTGGACATGAATCACATCTTCCCCCCGATCCGACCCCAGTCACGAAGTTACCTACCTGAAGAACTTCTTTCCCCGTTATCTTCCTTGCTTGATTGCCTTCGACAGACTGTGGGACTTCTGGATTCACTGGAAGCGCCTTTTCTGGTTCCTTTCCATTGATCAAATCCAAGATTTCTTCGCGCCTGTGGGGGAACATGTTCGCCCCAAACAGAACCAAGTTTCTGAAGATCGCGCCGCGAAGCGGTACTTCTGAAGCGTATTCCCTTAATCTGATCGAATATTCGACAAAGTCTTGGATCAGGATGTCTTCTTCTGTCCGTTCTTGGACTTGATCTTCTTTTGTAAGATCATTTTTTTTACTTGCCATTGGTTTGAATTTTAAGCCGCCGCCGATCTTGTTTCTCGCGACTTTCCTTTGTAATTGACCGCGTACATAAACGCGTATCTTTTGCAGTCCATTAAGTGATTGTACATGTCCGTTGGTGTGTCTGACTTTTTGTCCATCCAAACGTAGTTGTCGTATTCGATTTTCATGTTCGAAGACATTGGGTCGACAATTATTTCCCAGTCTTGCAAATCTTTAATTCCCTGTGCTAAAGAACCTTTGAACTTCGCGATCTGCTTCATTCGCCAACCTTTAGACTTCAAGAATTCAACCGTCCTTGGTTCGTTGGTGTCACAAATTATCAGTTTCTTTTTGTCTTCAACAACCTTCTTCAGTGTTTCGTGTAGTCTGTCGTTGCTTAACTTAATATCGTAGATCAATTCTTTCACATAAATTCGCTTTCGCTTCTTGTCGATTGCGAATTTCAACATCGCTAAAGGATCAGGATAAAACCCAAAGTCCATCGCGTAAAGGTAGGGCAAACTTTCGTCGAATGCACCTTCGCGCCAATTTTCATAAATCAGCCCTTCTTGCCTGTTCAACCATTGCCCAATAACTACGTGGGCATACTTCGCCGGGTTGCTTACCTTCAGCGCCTGAAGTATTTTCACGTAATCTTTAGGAAGGTTGTTCAAATTATCAAGATAGGAAGTGTGAATGTGCGTCACTTCAGGATGTGTCGAAATGTCAACCGGGAAGCCGTCGATCATGACTTGTCGACGCGTGTTTTCGATCCAACGCTTATAAACCCAATGCGCTTTCGTGCTGGGGTTCATTACAATTACGATCAGATTGTTTTTTCCTTGCTGCCTGATCGAATAATCCAGTTTGTCGAAGTCTTCTTCGTTTTGCCATTCTTCCGCTTCGTCGACAAAAAAGATGTTGCAATCTAAACCCTTATGTTTTGCAGTCTGTGCTTTGGAAGAAGTCTTGATCCCACGAAAAGATATTTTGGAATTTTTTTTGGGACAGAAGACGTCGTTCTTTCTTTGTATAAAGTGATGCCCGATCCCCTGTTCTTCGATCCGATCCCTGAAGTCCTGAAGAACCGTGTCATTCGCGCTTGTCATCGTATAGCGCGTGAATAGAATTTTTTGGTTTGAATGTTCCAGAAGTACCCTTGAACAAAAAAGCGTCGACATGAACGTTTTCATCCCAGCCCGCCCGCCTGTTATCAAAACGTAGCGTGTTTTGGGCTTATTAAAAAGCGGTTTGAAGCTGGGGTGCATGACGATTTCATTCTTCATCTGCCCAAACAAGTTTCGCTGTGACGATTGATTCTTCCCCGCTTCCCATACTGGCAGAAATTGACGCTTCATTCATTCGGGTACCGTACCCCCGCGACGCGCCCTTGTGCTTCAAATGGAAGGCAATCGCTTGAATGTTCCCCTTTTCGATTTGCTTCATTAGGTTGTACTCTGAAACATCCAAGTTATCTTCCTGAAGTAGTTCGACAGCTTCCGCGTAATCTGGATCATTCGCAAGCCAATTCAAATGCGTTCTTCTGTCGATCCCTGCTTCCTTTGCTGCCTGTTTTATGAATCCATAGTGCTTTTGTAGTGCCTGAAGCATTCGTTCTTTCTGTGCGAAAATCGACGCATCGCGTGAAGCTTTGGCCTTCTTTCTGTCCGCGTCTGTTAATTCATGTTTTGCCATG